GGATTAACTTGGTTATCGAAGCAATCAAATTGCAGATGACCTACCTGTCACGCAAAAGCATTCGTCAGTTTGCGGCTGGTGACAAGGTGAAATTCACGGGTCGTGGCAACATTTCTGTCACTGGTACTGTCACCAAGGTCAACCAAAAGACCGTCTTGGTTTCTGCAAACAATGCGGGTATGTTCGGAACCACCACATACAAAGTCCCCGCTGGAATGTTGATGGCCGCATGATATATGTCGTAATGCGGTATTACCGCGAAACACAATTTGTTAACGCAGTCGCCGCATTTGACAACCACGTTGATGCTAGTAAGTATGTTGACCAGCTCGACAAAACGTATGATAATTATGCTTACCGTGTTGACTCTATACACTTGCACCCTGCTACGGAGAACTGAGATGACTGGTTGGGTTATGAAGACTGAGTTTGTGACAGAGACTCCCCTCGAGCATGGGAACTGGTCTTCTGTCGAGTTTGAAACTGCTGATGAGGCTTGGGCATGGTGGGACGCAAAACCTACTAAGTCTAACACTCCTAGGATGATGACTATGACTGCCCCTTGGGGAGATGTGTTGGCTTCACGGTATGTGCCAGTTTAGGAGTACAGGAATGACAGATTTAATTGAACGTCTACACAATGTCAGACTAGATGGGATGCAAGAACTTTGTTGGGAAGCTGCTGACGAAATCAAACGACTGCGCGAATACATAGTTCAACAACATAACTATTTTACTGGCAACCTTGTGTCAGATGTTACTGTAACCACTGGAACCAAATACGTGGATGTTCAACCTAATCCCAACCAAAGATTTGGATATTGGAAGCGGTGAGTTGACATCTTTACAAAACTGTTGTATACTGTTCTAGCTTAACATGGAGAATCTAGATGAGCAATCAACGTGCAGGCAAGACTCACCGCGCTGCTGCTAGCGATAACACTAACGATATGCGTATGCGTAACTTCTTTCGTACTTGTCAAGAGTTGTTTAGTGATAACTCAGAGATTGCAGACTTCTGTGAGACTATCATGGAAGAGTACAATCAGGGCCGTCAGTTGCCTACCCATCCTCGTGACATTCAACGACTGTTTGGTGTCTGATGGACCTACCAATCCAAATTGACTGCTTCCTAATGACTTGGGGGTTCTTTGAAAATGATAAAGCCCCAGGTTCACATCTACACGCTCAGTTCCGACAACCTATCCATAAAAAAAGGTTACAATCTTTAGTCTCAGAAGGGTGGAAACCCTCATTCAAAGGTGAAGAACCACCGTTCTGATTATCACAGACCCAGCGATTTGCTGGGTCTTTTTTTTATAAATAGACCTGCAAATGAGTTTTATAGCAGGTGAGAAATGATTAAGACATTATTGTATTCATTCGGAATATTGGTGGTTTTAGCAAATTTTGCTCAGGCACAAACTGCACCATGCCCCACTGGTTATATTTGTACAATAGCTAATACAGACAGTACCGTAACCAGCAATGGTGAAACTACCACCAATGTTAATTCGCCACCGCCCTCAGCAATCGCGCCTGGGATAAATTTTGCCAACAGTGATCTGTGCACCGTTGGCGTATCAGGGGCTGTACAAACACAAATACTTGGTATCTCTGCGGGTAAGACTGTGAGAGATATGAATTGTGAAAAACTAAAGAATGCTAAGACGCTGTATGATATGGGTATGAAAGTTGCCGCTGTATCGACAATGTGTCAAGATCCTAGAATATTTCAAGCTATGATGGATGCTGGAACACCTTGCCCTTTTGATGGGATGATAGGAACAGAAGCAAAGACAGCGTGGGAAGCAAACCCAGATAAGATTCCAGGAGAAACCAATGGAAAGATGCTCAAGATGGATTCGTCCACTAAGTCAACAGTGCTTGGCGGTGGGGCTATTCTTTTACTGCTTCTCGGCCTCACCGCTGGCATCTGAGGTTACAACTGGCCAAACAGGCAACGCTGCTGCTATTGCGCTTCAGTGGACGATGGACAGCATACTGCCACCTCAAGCGGGATTGTCTATTAATGGTTTAATATATCAATACACAATAACCAAAGATCCTACTACAGACTCATGGGTCGTTATACAGAATGAAGTTGCTACAGGTGACGGATATATTCTCAGCCATACTGACGATTGGTCACAATTGCCTGGAGGAACAATAAATAAGTTTTTGACTTTTGGTGACATACCAACGTTGGCTATGGGTGATGGATCAATATCCGTCATAGGTGATGGTACACTATCAGATGTAAACGTTGGATACAATTTTAAGTTTGACTCGTGCGTAGTACCGCTAAGTGATCCAAGTTGTCCAGGGTTTAAAGATGCTTTATATCAATGGCTTTTAGATAACGGGCTTTTAAACGCCAGTGTTGATATAAACGATCCTTATTATGATCAATACGTGCAAGACATACTAAATAGTAAGGCGGATGTTCCAGAAGAAGCAGACGCTGACAATACAGAACCAAAAGAAGAAGAGATTGATAAAGAAGATTTAGAATCTAAGTTATCTGTGACTGACAATAACATGAAGATAGCTGAAGCTGCTAAACAGAATGCCATGCTAGAAGCCCTTAGATTAACCTCTACGGAATTTAATGCGTATTTGACTGCTTCAATTCAAGGTGGTGTATATGAAGATAATGTGGTGTTGCAAGATTCCACATTGCCTGATAATGCTGACGTGATGAGAAATTTGGCGAACAGTACCATACATCAAACGATGGTACGGTCGCAATATGAGTTAAATCCATAAAACAACGGAGAACAAAATGTTTAAGAAAGTTTTAATCGTAATGGCAGGTTTGTCAGCAGCCACAATGGCACACGCTGATAACCCAACAATTCGTGGTACGGTTGCATCTAAATGCTCCGTATACACAACAACACAAGGTGTGTTTGGAAACCCATCTCCTAATACGCTATCAACAGCCGCTGCAGATGGCGGTGTACAACCAATCGTAAGATACGATGTTGCTATTGGTAACTACTACTATGGTAGAATCACATACCCAACATCATTCACATCATCACCAAATCTTACCAGCTCTGCGCTTGAGTGGGATGGCGATGTTGAAGTCAGTCAAGTATCTGTTCCAGCAATGTCTGCTTATACTACCAATGCAGTAGAATATGACAACACGATCCAGTATGATCTAACACTCGCTGGTTCAACATGGTTTAAGATTTCGTCAGAAGCTACCTATGGATACAACCAAGCATTTCCCGCTGGTTCTTACGTAGCAAGTGTTGTTGCTGAGTGCATAGCAAAATAATGAAGAAGTTTCTATTTGTAGTGTTGGTGGCGTTTGGTGGTCCAGTTTGGGGCCACGAAATGTCACCAACGTATGTGGAGTTTAATGCATCGTACATTGACAATGTGATAAAGACTACTATAGAGCTATTCAATAGACGTGAAGATGTCAATTACTATGAGATAGAAGTATATGACAAAGACAGGAATCCAATATCGTTTGTCAGTGATAGTAAGATAGTAAATCTTAACTATCTAGAAAAGAAGTCAATCGATGTTTATATAAAAAATGCCGATAGAGATAGAGTAGTATATGTTTGCACTTTATCTAGATTTATTAAAGATGATATAACAAAAACCAATGTGTCATCAAGGATATGCTCAAAGGTAAAGTGAGTTTGATATGAAGAAATTATTAACTATAGCATTATTACTTAACGCTAATATAAGTTTTGCTGAAACGGCAAGTTCGTTAAACTTAGCTATACCAAATGCTCAACAAAGCTATCAATCGGACAGCTTTGATGCTGGTGAGTTAAGGTGTTCTAATGCTATAGGATCTGCTACACAATTAGAGTATGGTGTGACTGGGATTATTAATCAAGGGTCTAATTACGATCCAGAGCAGTCTGCTCTTAGAGATGTTGGTGTGTATGCTAGAATAACCATACCGTTGGGCAAAGTGGCAAAAAATAGAATTGATTGTAATAGATTATTTGAGCTAGAACTACAAAAGAAACAATTAGAATTGCAAAAGCTGCAACAAGAGCTAGAGCAATTGCAACTGTTACAATTAGAAGAAATACCATGAGGATGAAATGGTTAAAGATCTAGGGGAAGAACTTGAGAATCTTGAAGAGAGTGTAGAGAATCTCAAGAACAAAGAGTTCCGTATATTCGGAATAAAGATGACTGCTGTAACGATTAGTGCAGCAGGCGCTTTGGCAGGCTCCGTAATAGGTGCACTGTATGGTGCATTTGTCATTTATGCAGACTACATGAGTATGAAAGAAATCATACTGAACATTGACGTTGCTGCAATTGATGCTAAGAATGAACTCATTGACACTAAACTAGAAGAAGCGATTTCGTACACCAAAGACATTAAGAACAGTCTAAAAGAAGATATCACTAGACTAGAAACGTCTGTTGATAGATCAGAGCAACGTGTTAAAGATGCTCAATCAAACATCGAATCTGGCATTGAGTCGATGACATCTGACAACAATCAGTTGCAGAAGGATGTTACTGAGTCTATCAGAGAAGTTGAATCCAATAACCGAACTGTTGAAAAAGATTTGAGAGCTGCGATGCGTCAGTTAGAGACTGATCTAAATCAAAAACTACAAGAGGCACTAAACAACCCTCTTTCAAAATAGTAAATGTTTTGATGCGGATAGTTGTGCTCTTTATAATTTTACTATTTGCATTTAGTACGCCATGCAAAGGTTCTACTAAACAAGACATCATATGTCTAGCCAAGAACATATACTTTGAAGCCAACAACCAATCATATGTTGGTCAACAAGCTGTTGCGTGGGTAACATTAAACAGAGTTTATAGTGGTGACTATCCAAATACCATTTGTGGTGTAGTTTTTCAGTACAAACAGTTTAGTTGGACGATTGATGGAAAGCATAGAAACCCTCGTAGTGTCAAGAAGTTTTCAGTAGCTTTGGCTGCAGCCATATCTGTCTATAATAACTATGGGCGAGTAAAAGATCCGACTCAAGGTGCTACGATGTATCACACAGTGTACATAGTGCCCTATTGGCAGAAAGATTACAATCCCACAGTTATCATAGGCGATCACATATTCTTAAAATGATTACTCTTGATCTTTTTTCTTACGAGAAGATCCTTGACCACTCAACATAATACCAGACAGCGTACCTGTCAAGAATGTTGCGATTGGTTGAATTAATTCAAAGAACTTCATGTCGTTTGGTGAGACAGACATTGGTTGTGTCACGTGAATAAGTGAATATAGAACAGCAAAGATTGTTCCAGTGAGAGTGAATGCAAGACATACCCCAACGATAAAACGCAGCTTCGCATTAAGCTCTTCTACGATATCTCTTGGTTCAGTTGGTTGTTCGCTCATGGGGTTCCTCCTTGGGTTTCAATATCAGTTAATATTTGGTCAATTGGTTCCTCAGCGACAGCTTCTGACTGTGGCTCTGGATTCAAGATTTCAGGTGCTGTTTCCAACACTTGTGCTGCAGCTTCGCCGTCATACACTAGGTCCTTTGTGCATACCCCTGCAGCTTCACACATTGGTGGCTGGCAGATTGGGTTTTCCCAATTAGCTGGGTCTTGGCACTCATAACGATAAGTGTCTTCAGAAGCGAAGACGAATACTATTCCAAGGAGTAGAGCGACAACAGGAAGATACAGGTACATTTTTAAAACGATCTGTTTCATACATTACCTACTTTCTGTTATGTAAACCATGTTTACGCGGTATTTATAATTGCGCGATCTTCCGCGCATGGTGCCTTTTGTAGTTGACTTGTTGTTTAGGCTATGGTATAAATAAGTCACCTGTAACAACAAACGGAAACAGTAATGAAACTTGGCACAAAGATTGGCTTGATCGGCAGTATTGCTGTGATTGCCTCAATGATCGCTATAGGAGTAGATTCCGCTGATGCAAGAAGCAACTTCGATCAAATCGTTATTAGTAATACTGAAGTTGATAGACTACAATACATTGAAATTAGTAAACAAATTAACTGCCTTGCTGAAAACATTTACTTTGAAGCAAGAGGAGAGTCGAACCTTGGCCAAATGGCTGTAGCATGGGTCACTCTCAATCGCGTACAAGATCCCAATTTTCCTAACACCATATGTGAAGTGGTGTGGGAAGATGGTCAGTTTAGCTGGACGCAAGATGGTAAATCTGATGCCATAACTGACCAAATAGCTTGGGTGGATGCTCTAACAACCGCATGGTTAGTGTACAACACCCAAGATCGTCAATTTGACCCTACAGATGGTGCAACAATGTTTCATGCTACTTACGTTAAACCAAAATGGCGTAAAGAGTATGATCAAACCAGTCGAATTGACAACCATGTGTTTTACAAAAACTTCGTAAAACCTTCATAAAAACGTTAACACATTTTTACAATTTAACTCATAAATATCCCCGAAGCAATGGGGCTTCAAACATATACACATTAAGGAAATCTAATGAAACTTACACTAGCCGTTCTCGCGACTATTCTTGCTATGCCTACTTTTGCGTATGCTGAAAATAATATCCACATCACTGGATCCTCAACCGTACTACCATTCTCAACTATTGCGGCTGAATATTTTGGTGAAAATTCAGGGTTTGAAACTCCTATTGTTGAAGGTGGCGGCACTGGTGCTGGCATCTCTAAATTCTGTGAAAGCGCTGATGAAAATTCAGTTGACATTACGGGCGCTTCACGTAAGATGAAGTCCAGTGAATTGTCACTATGCCGTACAAATGGCGTAAACGATGTACTAGAAGTTCGTATTGGATACGATGGTATCGTATTTGCATCTGATGCCAATGGCCCAGAGTTTGCCTTTACTCCATCCGATTGGTTCAACGCACTTGCTGCTGAGGTTGAAGTTAATGGTAAACTTGTTCCAAACCCATACACTAAATGGTCAGAAGTGGATCCAAAACTTCCTGATCAGGAGATCATGGTATTCGTCCCGGGTACCAAGCACGGCACACGTGAAGTGTTTGACCTAAAGGTTATCACTGTGGGTTGTACTGTGTTCAAAACAGACAAACTGTTCAAAGCTCGTGACGGCAAGGCGGATGGCTGCACAGCACTTCGTCAAGATGGTCGTGCTGTAGAAATTGATGGAGACTACACCGAAACACTACAACGTCTTCAAGCTAACCCAGAAGCGGTTGGTGTGTTTGGTCTTTCGTTCTATGAGAACAACACAGATAAACTACGTGTAGCTACTTTCCAAGGCGTAGTTCCTACAAGAGAAACTATCGCTTCTGGCAAATACAGAGTATCACGCCCATTGTTCATCTACGTTAAGACACAACACTATGGTTCAACTACTGGTCTAAAAGAGTTCGCACAGTACATGGTATCTGACGAATTGGCTGGACCTGATGGTATCATGGTTGAAGCGGGTCTTGTTGCTGATCCTAAGCTAGCAGAGACGCAAGCTAAAGTTCAGTAATCGATAATAACAGACACCTAAATAGAAAAGGAGAGGGGGAGACCTTTCTCCTTTTCGCATTAACAATTGAGTATGATTTATGAACAATGATATGTTGGTGTTGCAAACCCTTGCACCAAAAGTTATAAACAAATCTCCACGTAATTTTATTGAGCCTGTAACTGTAGAATACAGCGCCACAAGAAAAACTAAAATAACCTTTGCGTTATTTGGATCTTGGTCAATCCAAATGCCGCCATACGGGCTGGCAAGGTTGGTGGCATTAACAAGAGCATCAGGATACAACACCCAAGTTTATGATTTTAATGTACAGTCGTACTACGATCTAAAAGCAGAAGATCCAGAACTCGCTGGCGCCTATGAAGTCGCGAACTATTGGTGGTGGGAAGAACCATACTATTCACAAAAGATATTTCCAGTATATCAACACTTGTTGCAAGAATACGTTGATAAGATCCTTGAAGGTGAACCTGACATTGTTGGGCTTAGTGTTTACTACACAAACATTCTATCAACCACTTGGGTAGTCAATGAGATCAAAAGAAGAAGCCCTCAAACCACTATTATATTTGGCGGGCCACAATGTAATGAAGGTCACTTTGAAAAACCAGATAACGTCGATTACTATTTTATGGGTGAGAGTGAGCAAACCATACTAGACTTTCTCAACAATTGGGAGAATGGTATAAAACCAGATGCCCCCAAAGTCGGCATGTTGTTTGGTAAAGTTCGTGTGGATATTGACAGTTTACCGCTTCCTGATTATTCAAGCTTTAGTCTATACAAATATACACTGCCTAACTCCATATGCACCGAACTAAGTAGGGGATGTGTTGCAAGGTGTACATACTGTAGTGAGGTGTGGTATTGGAAATTTAGAGACAGAGATGCAATAGCTATTGTTGATGAATTGGAATATCAAGTAAAAAAATACAACTTAAATTTTGTATTCTTTGTTGATAGTTTGGTCAATGGTAACGTCAACGGATTAAAAAGATTCTGTGAAGAACTGATTGACAGAAAATTGAATATTCATTGGTGGGCATATGCTCGTATCGATGGTAGAATGGATTTAGATTTCTACAAGTTGTTAAAAAAATCTGGATGTATTGGTCTTAACTACGGTGTTGAGTCTGGCAGTGATAAAGTTCTTATGGCGATCAACAAAAAGAACACTGTTGTTGAAATCAATCAAAACCTTATCGATAGTCAAATTGCTGGCATGAATGCAACCGTGTGTTGGGTGATTGGTGCGCCTGGCGAAGACATCGAAGCTATGAACCATAGTTTCAACTGTGTTTGGAATCACAGAACGCGGATCTTTGCAATCAGTCCTGGTCCTGGTCTTGGTGACAATATTGGATCCGCATACGATGATCGAAAAAAGTACAATATGAACGAACGAGATCAGTACTGGCTTAAGGGTTGGTATACGTTAGATTTTACAAACACTAGATTGCACAGATATATTCGAATCAAGTTGATGCATATTTGGTTAGACTTGTGCAACACGTTTGATGGGTCTATAATCAACTCACACACTGTGGGGGACATAAAAAAACACTACACTGTTAAATTTGATGACAATATTCCTCGTGAAAATGTTCAGTATGAGAATTTTGATTACAACATCATTGAATCTGGTTTTGGCGTGTTTGCTGATACATCAATGAATGAAGTGTTTGGTTTTCTGCGAATGTTGTGGAGAACAAAAGGAGCATACGAGATTAACATCAAGTTTAACCCAGATCTTGATTATAAGTCCTTTGCGTTTTGTATTGATCCACCGTTTCAAACATATGTTGCAGATATCAACTTTAAGATTGATGCACATGGTAACTATACTGTCAACAACATGTACAGCTTTGAGAACCTAGACAGACTGTCTTTTATTGGTGACAAAGACTATCAGTACACATATAAATCATCTGGTACATGGTGTGATCCAAAAGGCACAGTTGAGAAAGTTTAGAAATAGATATTGACACAATTGAGTTTTTCGTTTACTATATAAATTGTAAACGTTGAAGCAACGTGGACACATTCTGGACTCGGGGGCGGTACCCGACGACTCCACCACAGATACACAGGCCGCAACAGGTTTTGATGGGCTCTTATGAGCAAAGTAGCGTGAAAGTCGTTACACTGTGTATCTTTGCTGGGGTCGAAATAGGATCGACAGGTGTGAAGATGACGTGGAGTTTACCGGATGGCCTCGTATCGGCCGCTAAACTAAATGCAAACGATAATTTTGCTCCTCAGGCTTACGCACTAGCTGCATAAGCACTTGGGTATGGTTCCACCTAGAAACAGAACGGGCCGCTAAACATGTTTAACAAAATAGGACTACTCTAATGAAAACTTTTCTTATGACCGCTGCTGCTGTTCTCGCTCTTTCTGCTGGATCAGCTTCCGCTCTTGATTTTGGCACTACTGGTGTTGCTTTGAACACTGAAGTGACCAGCGAGTACAACATCGACACCGCGCTGTTCACTGTTGTATCGACTCCAGAGCTTGCTTACTCTCCAATCGAAAGTCTTGGTCTGTATGTCAACACTGATCTAACCCTCTATGATGGTACTGATGTAATGGTGTTTGACGAGAGTGCTTTCACAGGATTGACTGTTGGTGCTACTTACGTTCCAAACCTCAGCCTAGGCAAGACTTCTGTCGAGCTTTACATCGAGTCAACTTTCGATGCAGATCTTCTACGTACAGATGCAGTTCTTGGTGCTACTCTTAGCTTCTGATATAAATACTGTTCGGGTGGTCACGTAATAGACTCGTGCCGCGCCAAGGTTAGCGCGGCTTTTTTATTGGAGAAACACAATGCCAGTTTATCTACACTACGATTCAATTTATACTGACTCTGCTGCATTTAATGCAAACGATATTACAGTTAATGATGTTACGCGTAAAATTTATTATAAGCATGTTGATAATGGTAATATTATTAGTTGGAACAAGCAGGATTTTCCAGAAACTTTAACCAAAACCATTTCAATTGGTTATCGGGATAGTGATGCTTATGACAGCCACATCAATGAAGTAAAATCAACAGTTGATACGGATACCGAGTTAAGTTACGTGACAAATACAAACTATAGGATGACAAACTCTATATAAATTACTATTGATTTACAGGATATGTTATGAAACACGAAATAGGTATGGACTATTCTGACATTTTGGCTACACGTAAAGGTAAAAGAGATTTACCATTTGTACTGAAATTAAAGAAGAAGATTGATATAGATGCAGCTAAAGAACAGCTTGATGTGTATCTCAATCAGTTAGCTGATGACAAGACATTCAAATATGATAAGGCTAGCACCGAGCACAATTATGATCTTGTTAATACAAAGGGTGAGAACTTTGTTGCTAACTACGAAGACATTTACAAAACATACGCCAAGATAGGCTTTCAAAGTCTAACCGATGATGCACTCCGCGTTGCTGCAAACATCAAGCGTAAGGTCGAAGAATACACGCCCTACGAGCGTGCTAAGGGGATGCGCCACACATCTAGTGCTAACTATCACCCATACTATGATGAGCGCAACTATACCAAGCCTACAGAATTCTACGATGGTTACTTTGGCAAGTTTTTAGACAGCTTCAAAGATGAGGCTTGTCGCTCCGCTATTGTTACACTAGAGCCAAGTAAGTTTCTTTCTCCCCATTTTGACATTGGCCCAGAATATGTTTTGAGATTGCAAATTCCTCTGATTACTAATACCGCTGCTGTGATGGGGTTCCGCAAAGATGCTGACACGTGGCACGAATACCATCTACCTGCGGATGGTTCAATATACTGCGTCAATAGCGGTTGGGAACACTATGCTGTTAACAATGGCTTTGATAATAGGTACAATCTGCGCGTTTGTCTCAATGGTCAGCTTGAGTTAGCAGATGCTGAAGAGGTTATTCCAACTCAAGTGTTTAGTCACGAGGTGTTCAGTATGCGCCCGGAAAGTGGTAGCTATTATGGAACAAATGATAACAACTTGATGGCAAGTGCATTAACAGAGCTCGGTATGAACTCTGAGCATTATACAAAATATGCAGCGGCTAAGGTGTAAATTATGATATTTACAAATGAATATAAGATAAAGCTAATCTTGATTTTTAACCACATAGCTGTGGTTGTTGGACTATTTGTCGCCGACTACCATTGGTTAATATTATCACTTGTTGGATGGATCTTAATAAATCGAGTTGGTGGTGAAATTGGATTGCACAGATATTTTTCACATGGAAGTTTTAAAACCTCTAAGTGGAAAGAAAAATTGCTGTTTATACTTGCAACATTTAACTGCGTAGGATCTCCTATGATGTGGGTCGGTATTCATCGTAAGCACCATGCAAATAGCGATAATGAAAAAGATCCCCATGGCAGTCAATCTATATTGAGAATATGGTCAACATTTTGGAAACCATTTACTATTGAACCAAAGTATCTTGTTGATATGATGAGAAGCCCAACCCATAGATTTTTTCACAAACATTATTTTAAAATTCTCATTTTAAGTTATATTGCACTGGGTCTAATTGCGTGGCAAATACCTGTATTTTTAATTAGCGCAAGTAGCTTAATAACTATACACAGTGCAGGATTAGTTAACTCTTTGTGTCACAAATATGGGTATAGAAATTTCAAAACAAAAGATTTAAGCACAAACAATACATTTATAAACATACTAACTCTTGGTAGTGGTTTACATAACAACCATCACGCAGATCCTATGAATTACTCTAACAAAGTAAAAAAATATGAGTTTGATTTTCCAGCATGGATTATCAAAAACTTTTTGATGCAAGGTACAAATAATGATAGTTCACAGATCAACTCTTAATCCGCGTGTACGAACTCTTAAAGACTGTATATCGCCATTAGATCTAATGCCTCGTAGTGAACAAGGGGCCAAGATCATACATCAGTATGAACAAGACAATCCAATAATTCTAAACATTAGACATCGTCCTCATATCAGACTAAACATAGAAAAGTTTGATCTTGAAGCAGCACGAAAAGAAGTTGATCAGTTCTATCAAAGCAATGACTTCATGCAGTTGAACATGAAAGGCATTTCGTTAGATAGTGGTGGGCGCCCATACGACTATGATGGTTATCACTCGTGGTGGTCAAGTAGAGCTCTTGTAAACTATATTCCACAATCTAAAGGGGTATGGGGTAAAGACGATAGAGAACTTGCAATAAAAGAGTATCCACAATACCAACAACGAGCATCTAAAATAGAAGGTCATCGGCCGTTTCTCCAAGATATGGATTTCTATAAAACTGAAGTATGGGATGCATTACCATACATTACTGATTATATTATGACAAATATATGCAGCGATTTTAAATATATGCGCCGAACACATTTGTATAAAATGAATCCAAGAGGTTGTTTAACTTTTCATAATCATAGATTACTTCCATGGGAAACAGAAGAAGCTCCTCACGATGAGGGGATCATTCACATCCCTTTGTACACCCATGAAAATTGCAAGATGTTGACTCAGATTGGCGATAGTGATTGGATTGACGCCCAGCACTATGCGGAAGGGGAAGGCTGGCTGCTCAATACATACATGAATCACGCTGTAGATGCAACATCCTGCCCAATTGATAGACTTCATTTAACCATTATGGTTGATTTTGCAGATCCAAAGTTTGCAAAGCTATTGGAGAATAGTTTGTGAGTAACTTTGATGTGGTTAATAGCAATCGGGGAACCTTTATTGTTAATAAGCACGATACCCACCAATATCAACCTTTGAAAACAAACGGCACTACTCATATAGAAAATGAGATTGATCACATTTTAGACATTGTTGCTACACTACCAAAGCAAGAGGTATTTGTCGATGCTGGTGCCAATATTGGCTTAATTACTATATCTGTTGCTAAACATTTTAAAGGTAAGGTGCTTAGTTTTGAACCTCAACCAGTTATATACAATTGTTTATGTGGCAATATAGTACTCAACGATTTGTTAAATGTTATTCCGTATAATATTGGTTTAGGAGACAATTCTTGTAATATGATTGTTCCTAATATAGATTATACAATTGCTCGAGACTTTGGTGATGTTAGATTGCGCCCACTGATGTATAGCGGAACTGAAGTTGATGTTCATCCTTTGTCACAGATTACTGACACCATCGACTTTTTAAAAATTGATGTTGAGGGAATGGAACAAAGTGTTTTAGCTGGTGCCGAGTCGCTAATCACAAAGAACAGACCATGGTGTTGGATTGAACATTTCCGATCAGATTTAAACGTGTTAGTGCAATTCTTCAAATCAAAGCGGTATCGTGTTTATAAAATTAAAGGCGACTTGGCTAACATTGTAGCTTGTCCAAACGATCAAACATTTCAGTGGATGGGTAATGAACTATAATAAGTTTTATGCAGTCAGATGGTTTGATAGTGAGTGTTTTACCAGTGTCAACACAGTAGATTATGTGATGCAGTTGAAACTAGCTGATAAACCAATGTTCTATAAGTATTTGGTATACGAGTTAATTGAGACGCCTCATTCTTTTAAACAGCTAACTCTCATGTTACCTTTTGATAGGCATTTTAATAGAGTATCATCTCTAAAACTACATGCTGCTGAGAAAGCTAAAATGAAATATCATTTTAACAAACTTAGAGAAGCCACCCACGGTCAGCAACAAATTCAAACTTAGTATTCAATTTTTGTCGCACAGCTGTCGGTATATCATAGGTTGTTCTCCAGGGATAAAACCAATTTGTTGAAGGACTGCTATACATTATGTATTGAGGGCACGACATCTCTTCAACCATTGTATCCAAGACATACCACTGTCGAGATATTACACTCTTACCAAACTCATCAACGTAATTGTTTTTAACTCGGCGGCAATGCTTTAGTGCTGACCACATAAACGACTTATAGTTGTCATCATTAAAAGCGCAATATAGGTTATCGATGGGCTTCTCTAACAACCAATCAAAGAACAACGGTTCCCAATACTTGTTCATTATTGTATTTGACAGATAGCAATAATCTTCTCTAACGTGAAGCCTATGAGGATACTTTATACTGTATACACCTCGTTCCTCTACTATAATAGCAGATGACGTGGCAACAATTTGATCATTATCAATCATCAAACCGAGAAACCCACTTGTACCATCATACAAGTGGGTTTTGAACATATCATGGTTAGCATTGTTTAGAGGTGTACTGGGATGTTTAAAATACTCCTCCAGCATACCTAGATATGATGGATCATACTTAACAAAGTTCATCTCTTCGATTCAATGAGTGTTAGAATATCTTGGATTGTTTTAACATCCTCTGCTTCTTTATCAAGCAGCTCAATTGAAAACTTCTCCTCGAGCTCAATGATTAATTCGACAGCATCTAAACTATCAAATTTTAAATCATTGAAAAGGTTTGTTTCAGCAGTTAAAACCTGATCTTTTAGTTTAAATTGTTGTCTAATAACTTGTTCAACTTCATTAAATAGTGTCATTGTGTTTTCTTTCTAATTTTTGATACAATCCAACCTGTGATGTCAAACTCTTTGGAGTTGTGCGCAAAGTTGATATTTTTAGGATCTTTGTGGTGGTTGTTATGATAACCTTCGCCTGCTATTAATACTGAAAGTACTTGGGAGTTTCTACTTTCATCCTCTGTATCGTATGTTCTATAACCCACCCAAGGTAAATGTGAGAAAACATTTATTGCGGCCGTGGCATGCCATAGAATTGCAGCGGGTAGTAGATGTAACCATACAACCAATTGAGGATCTATAACTGCAAGGATAACATCATACGATATGTTAATCTTAAAATAGTTTTTATGGAAAAACATTACAAGTTTATCTCTAAGCAAGTCTTTGGCGAATCTTAACTTTGGCTGATACGTCACAATACCAAAATATGTTTTGATTATACCTTTGAACGATGGACTATGTGGATCTTGTTCAGTATCACTATGAGCGTGGTGTTCTCTATGCATTGCCCCCCACACAAGTGCACTAGCGTTCAAACCTAGCGTTGCAATCAACAGTGATACGGTCTTAAACCACTGCGGAGATTGGTATCCTCTGTGACTAATCAGACGGTGGTAGCCAGCACTAATTCCAATAGAAATCATCAAAAAGTAAACAACAATTGCGGCAATGAAACCGTATAGACTAAAATAGGTAATTGCGTATAGTATTGATAAATGCGCAGCAATCTGATAGGTTAGCAGCTTATACATTATAACACCACATCATCATTGAAAACACCATCAACTCGTATAGTATAACTGAAATGTGGTAACGCATCAACTCCATGGTAGTCTGTTGTTTGATAAGCATATAATTTATGATCTTTGGGTAAATAGTGTTTTGTGTCTGTTACAGAATCGTAAATGTAAACGGGCCGATATCCACCAGGATTAAAATTTATATGATGGTTAAATACTCCATCTGGTATCCAATCTCTATGACAAGGCACATCTGCTTGGGGCCAAGATCCGTATATTACAACTCTACCAACAGATTTGAAAGGGAGTTTTTCAATGCACTGCTTAGTGTACGGTGTAAGATCAGAAAACTCACTCCACGGGTAATTGTCGTGAGCCCTATTGACAAACAGATTTGGCTTTAAATCAATAATAAAAAACCATGGTAATAAACTTTTGTGTTTAAAAAATAAAAACTTGCGTTTTTCCATCTGCGGAAGATCTTTTACATCATTTCTATCACCATTGAAGTTATACATTACTTCATTTTCAAATTGACCATATTGTAACTTTGGAGGCATAACACCAGTAACAATTGGATATTTATTTAACTCTGTTTTGGCCAACGCCAAGCAAATTTCTGTATCCATCCTGTCATAATCAAAGTCAGCATATTTGGAAAAATCAAGAAACAATTTACCATTAACTCCTTGCGGCGGCAAATCATCGTGTTCAAATTTAAACACAGTTCCAAAATCAGGATCGTCTTTTTTATCAAGTATTTTCATTTATTCCTCCAACAATATGGATTCGATCTTCAAGAGACGCGTTAACGAATGTGTGAATCTTAGTGGTATCTGCTAAATAATGATTGCCATCTGCAGGATATCTATATAACTTATCCTCAATAATCATAAAGCAGTTTTCATTTGTAATCAACGGTATATGCACACGAACTGTCGGATCAATGTGGTAAGAATAACACTGGTATGGTTGAAGTCGCATAAGTCTAGTGCGAAACATACCAAGCTGCTTGATCACACTGTTGGTGTACGTCATTTCTGGAAACAGTGGTTCAGTAAAGTCTGCTTCACCATGATTTAGCTTTTCAAGTCGACCTGTGCCATACGAAGGATCAATGTTTCCTGGAACACCCTGAAGACTAATTTGGTTGTCATATTCAGGAATAAACTTTTCGATCTCTAACAGAATTTTATCAATATCAATCATGGTGTAACTGTCATTTCTTTTATCTTATAAGGTTGCAGCAAGATCCACAGTATCAAATCAAGTGCATATTGTTTGCTAATCTTGGGTTCTTTAACTGACTCAACGCGTTCTGTATCAATCCAACCAAACCGAATTATTGTTGTGTTAATTCCGCGATAGAATAATATCTCATTAGTATTATCTAGAGCCATTTTTTCTACAGAGTATTTCCAATGATCGTTATCAGCACATAGCCAATCAGCAGCGTTGGATCCAATGTTTATGATTCTTTTGTTTAATTTAGCAGCTTTGTCTAACATATCAACTTGGCTGAATTGATCATGTTTACAATTGATAAACACATCACAGTCTTCCAATCTGTCAACACATACTAAATTATCTACTAAATACTTTCCGAGGCCTCTTCGCGTGCCTGTAATGTAAAATTTCATAATGGATACCTCCATGCAGTATATATGCGGTCCTGATTGGGACCGAAGAATAATCCCTATTAACCAAGAAGGTAAAGTTGGCATCTTAATGTCGGGTGGGATCGACAGTTGGGTATTATACAACATGCTGAATGATCCAATAATTTTTAATATTACACGAACTGATGGTTTTGATAATGTTGAACGTGTACGTGATCTTACAGGCAAGCCAGTAATAGAAATTCCAGAATTGACCACTGACCATTGGCGAAGAGTTGATGTTGGTATAGACCATATATTTAAAAATTATGATGTTGATCAGTTGTATCATGGTATTAACATGACTCCACCTATCGACATTTTTCCCGAATTTAATATTCTTAGTAAACCATTTCGACCTTGGCGGATTGATGATCAACGTTTAAAAGTGCCATTTTTACATTTATACAAGTATCACATTATTGACTTAGCTAAGCAACTACAAATTCCACTTGACAACACACGAAGCTGCATTGATAACGCTAGTGGAGATGAGTGCGGCCACTGTTGGCAATGCAAAGAGAAAAAATGGGGATTTCAACAACTTTCTTCTTGACTTTAATACAAGAATTCTGTATAGTAAAGAAGTAAGGAGAATCAAAATTAACATCTTCATCCTCGACAAAGATCCAATCTCAGCTGCACAATTGCAGTGCGACAAACATGTAGTCAAAATGATTGTTGAGTCTGCGCAAATGCTCTCAACTGCCCATCGTATACTTGATGGTGAACTCAAACGCGCTCCATCAAAGTCTGGTAAGACGATGTCAAAACACTGGACACTGCCTGATAACCGTGAAAGCGTGTTGTACAAAGCTGTTCATATGTCACATCCTTGCACCGTTTGGTCAATGATCAATACTGGTAACTATTGGTGGCACTATGTTCACTTTACCGCGCTTTGCGACGAGTACACTTATCGATATGGTAAGGTCCATGCGACTGATACCCTATTGCGTAATGTGTTGGCAAACTATCCAAAGAACATTCCTACCAATTGGCGCACACAATTTCCATTGGCAATGCAATCAAATCCCGAATGTATGCATCCGAATGATCCAGTGCGTTCGTACCGTGAGTTCTACCAAACGAAACAAGCTCGTTTCAAAATGGTTTGGACAAATCGTGAAGTTCCAAAATGGTTTGGATGTTTGGCAAAATAATACTTGACTTTACAATGAGAATGTTGTATTATTGATATTGTAGGTAACGAAGGAGAATCACATGATGGCAACATTCACCCGCGAAAAGTTTGTAGATCTAATCAGCCGCCAAGACGAGGTTGGGATGCACTCAATTGGCCGTGCTTTGGTGCACTTGTTCAATCGTCAGACTGAAGATGAACGTGCTATCAACAGCACTGATGTTCACAACGCTCGTGGGTTCACTCCTGCTGATGCTCGTGTTGGTTCGATCACTGCAAAGTATTACATCAAGAACAAGAAGTTGCTCGACTGGCAGATGGATCAGTGGACTGCAGCTAACGACAAAGGTCGGCTGCGGCTTGAGAAGTACTTCCGTCAGATCGCAGAAGAAGTTTCTGCAAAGACTGCAAAATAATACTTGACTTTACAATGAGAATGCACTACTATAGTATAGTAGACACACACAGAGAGAGAATCACTAAATGGCTCATGAACTTGAATTTGTAAACGGCGTTGCTCAGATGGCTTATGCAGGCGATACGCCTTGGCATGGTTTGGGTGTACAGGTCTCCAACGATCTGACTCCTGAGCAGATGATGGAAAAGGCTGGTCTTAATTGGGCAGTTGAGAAGAAAGATCTGACTATTGAAGGTACGAACATTAAGGTCGCGGGCCACCAAGCCTTGATCCGTTCGTCTGACAACAAGATCTTGGATGTTGTTGGCGAAGATTGGAACCCCGTTCAGAACGAAGATGCGTTCAAGTTCTTCTCTGAGTATGTTCTTGCTGGTGACATGGAGATGAACACCGCTGGTTCGCTGAAAGGTGGGCGTAACGTTTGGGCTCTTGCAAAGGTCAAAGAATCGTTCACGATCCTTGGCGAAGACCAAGTCGACTCGTACTTGTTGTTCAGTAATCCTCACCAATACGGTAAGGCAATTGATGTACGTTTCACTCCCATTCGTGTCGTGTGCAACAACACTCTGACGATGTCACTCAGCAGTGCATCAAAGAATCAAGTCAAGATGAACCACCGTTCAGTGTTTGACGCTGAGACTGTCAAAACGACTCTTGGAATTGCCCACGAGAAGTTCGGCAAGTACAAAGAGATGGCGGAGTTCTTGGCTTCTAAGAAGTTCTCTGTTGATACTCTGATCCAATACTACAACGAAGTGTTTCCCCACACTTACAACAAAGAAAAGGGTGTGAAGGTCACTAAGGCTGCAGATCTGACTACGACTGCAAAAGCTGCGATGGCAGTTCTTGAGACCCAACCTGGGGCTAACTTCGGTGCTGGTTCTTGGTGGCAGGCTTTCAACTCTGTCACGTACTTGACTGACCACGAGATGGGTCGTTCTGCAGATACTCGTATGGAATCTGCTTGGTTTGGTATCAACCAATCTCGTAAGATCAAAGCTGCACACAAAGCCGTGGAATACGCCACGGCGGCTTAAGGAGAATTGCAATGGGCTATGTGAACAATGATAAAGAACCTGAGTTGGTTTTTGTCGGTAAAGACGATCAAGAGTTGAATCAGATTGCCCGTATGGTTGAAAAACTAAATGCCGACTTGGTCGACTCTGGATTTGATCAATACAAGTTTGACCTTGAGGTGCAGGGTGATAAAGCCTATATCAAACGCGTCTAAACCTGAATAACCCACAGTTGATTTTTCTTCATTTTTGACAACTGTGGAAGACTGGGCGGCTTCGGCCGCCTTTTTTTTATTTATTATAAATAGTATAAACTATTTTATATGGGAAATAAATGGCACATTTAGGGACTCCATCTACAGACGGCCGTCTATCTTTTCAAAAGTATGTCACCGATAACAAAAAATTCAAAGAGATTGAATATGAAATCGAAAAGGGCAAGCCCGCATCTCTGGTTTCAAGTGATGGGATTGTTATAACTGACAATATTCGTGTTGGAACTAAACTGAAAATTGTAGATCCAAACTACACGACAATTGGTAAGATGAAATATGCCCATGTGAATATTAATCGCAAAAAGGGATATATCGCGATCAATAGCATCCGTAAACCGACAGGTGGAAACGGAACTCAATATGAAGATGAGGTGGTTGACGCAATCAACAACTACATTCTTGAAGCTGGTGGTGTAATCAATTTAAAAATAGCTGGTGACAATAAAACTTACAGCAATCTCACTGCCGCAGTCAAGGTTGATTCTAAGATTAAAAGGCGCGGTGGAGTAAGAGGCGACCCAAAAGCTGATATTATTGTTTGTCGCGATAAAACCAAACCTTTAGACAGTGGATCAATTTACATCTCTCATAAAAAGGCGGGTGGTGCAAAAGAGTTTCAACAATATAGTGGATTAAGTGAACAGTCGGGTTTGATGATATACAATAACTCACTCACTCAAAAATTCTTAAGTGAAGTGGCTGAATCATTAGAAATGGGTAAACTAGATAAGTTACCATATCCAATCATGGGAACATTTAAAAATGATAAATTGGCACTTGTTTCAATATATGGTCCAGATTATGGTAAACAATATTCTCTACAACACGTCCAATTGATTGGTCAAGGTCATCCAGTGTTTAAGCGTGTTCGTGATGAATTATACGAAATAACATTTACGAGTCACATGAGTGTATCGGGTGATTTGAGTTTATTCACAGGCGGTTATGCTCCTGTATTTGGAGCCACCTTTAGAAACAATAGATCCTTCATGTATAAAGGTAGAAGATATGGTGCCGCACGGGTGGGAATATATCCACAAATATTATTGGCTGGCCGAGGCGGGATCAAAGTTGTTGAGATAAAGGAATAGTTATGGCTCAGTTTAGCACACATACAAATGCACTACTAAAGAACAACGATACTCTGTATGAAGTTGTTATGGTTGCTGGTCAATCAGGCCCATCCATTTACGTTCCATCTGGTAACTTGAATACAAGCTCTGATGCGTTTGGTAGAGCGAGAGTTGCTACACCTCACACACTATTTGACAGCTCGTTTAGGTATGCAGATAATTCTAAAAAGTGGGCACAGAAAAAGACAGGCACATCTAGTGCCACATTTAACGCCAACCAAGGGTTGGTTGATTTAGCAATTGGAACAGCCAATGGTGATGAAATCATTCGCGAAACTAACCGCGCGTTTCCTTATCAGCCTGGCAAAAGTTTAATTTCAATGAACACTTTTACATTGAATCCGCCAAAGGCAAATCTGCGTCAGCGTGTTGGATACTTTGGAAAAAGCAACGGAATCTACTTAGAACAAGACAGCCTGCAGACGTATATTGTTAAAAGAACTTCTGTTAGTGGTACTGTCGATAATGTGCAAATAGCTCAAGATGATTGGAACATTGACCGGTTAGACGGAACTGGCCCAAGCGGGTTAAACCTAGATATATCCACCTCACAGATTTTCTGGACAGACTTTGAATGGCTTGGTGTTGGGTCTGTCAGAGCTGGATTTGTTATCAACGGCCAGTTTATAGTAGCACACATTTTCCACCACGCAAACAGTATTACTGGAACATATATTACAACAGCATCACTTCCATGCCGCTATGAGTTGACTAATACAGGAGTTACGGCTGGATCAAGCACTATGAAACAAATTTGTAGTACTGTTATATCTGAAGGTGGATACAACATGCAAAATTTGACCAGAAGTGCAGCAAACCCAATAACTGGCAAAAACCTAACAAATGATAAATTAAATCCCATGATATCAATACGGTTACGAAAAGGCCGAACTGATGCAGTTGTTGTTCCCGTTTCCCTCGACTTTTATGGATTGCAAGCCACAGCTTTCAACTATCACGTTATACGAAGTGTGTCATCACTAAACAACGCAAGTTGGGAATTGCTCGACTCTGCAGGATCTGTTGAATATGATATAACAGCCGACTCGCTGGGCGGTGGTCAAATAATTTTAGAAGGTCTATTTAAAGGTCAGTCAACTGTAACAACCATAGATTTAAACCATATATTTAACTCCGCTATGCAACTGACAAGGGGTGTTATTACTAATGATAGTACTGGCGATATCTTTACCATTGCGATCACTCCAACGACTAATAACGACGATGCTATTGCAGCATTAACTTGGCAGGAGCATAATCTGTAATGATAAACTTTTCAAATTTCATAACAGAAGAAAAGAACACCCACATGACTCATATTGAGGATAAGGTGATCTATGGTGGTGTCAACGGAACGCGTCAAGCTATTATGGCATTACGAATGCTACGTGATATGCTAGGGGGGACACATGAGGGATCTGTATCGGTTAAGTGGGACGGTGCTCCTGCAGTGTTTTGTGGCACTGATCCTACAGATGGCAAGTTCTTTGTTGCAAAAAAGGGGATCTTCAACAAGAACCCAAAAGTTTATAAGACTGCTGCTGAGGTCGAAGCTGATACGTCAGGCGATCTTGCGGCCAAACTCAAAGCCGCTCTGAAGTATCTTCCTGAACTCGGCATCAAAGGAGTTATTCAAGGAGACTTCTTGTTCAGCAGCGAAGATGTTAGCAATGAAATTATTGATGGTCAGCGTTATCTAACATTCCACCCCAATACAATTGTCTATGCTGTTCCACACGATTCAGAAGCTGCTGCCAATATTCGTAAGGCAAAGATTGGTATTGTTTGGCACACTACATATAATGGTAATTCATTTGAATCAATGTCAGCATCATATGGTGTGGACATCTCAAAGTTTCACAAAAGTGCAAATGTATGGTCACAAGATGCAATGCTGCGCGACTTAACAAATGCTACAATGAGCAAACAGGACACGGAGATTGTCAATGAACTTCTTACGCAAGCTGGTAAATTATTTAACCAAATTAGTGGGTCAACCCTCAGAGAACTTGAAGCCAACGGAGAACTTGCCCAACACATCGAAACCTTCAATAACAGCTTTGTCAGAGTTGGAACCATCGTTACCGACACCAGAGCCCACGTTAACCATCTCATCAAGTGGATCCACGACAAGTACCAAAAAGAAATCGACGCGCGAAAAACCCCTGTTGGTAAAGCCAACGTCAGTAAAAAGCGCCAAGACTTCCTCGACTTCTTCTCGGAAACCAACAAAGCCAGTTTGATAAAGATGTTTGATCTGCAAAAGGTCATTGTATTGGCTAAACTAAAACTTATAAATACACTTAACAAGTTACAGACTGTTGGTACATTTGTTAAGAATCGTAATGGATTTAAGGTAACAGGCGCCGAAGGCTATGTTGCTATTGATAAACTTGGTGGTGACGCAATAAAGATTGTTGATCGAATGGAATTCTCGTTCAATAACTTTTCGCCTGATATACTTAAGGGATGGGATAAACTGGGAAAACGATAATGGTAAAGAAAATAAAATTAATAGATTTTAAAGACCTTTTGACAGTTGATTACGCTCCAGGAATGGATCCTCTGATCAAGCGAAACGCTAAGAAGCGTAAGCAAGATGTGGAAACTGGATCGAATGCGGAATATTCATCAACTTACGCTCCAAATGAACGAATTAGTACTATTGAAAATTATGGTACTCAAACTCAAAGACTAATGTCACCATTACAAAAAGTTCGTCAAGATAAAGAAAAAGATGATCGTGATCGTTATGGTAAGATTAAAGCTGGTGTACTTCCTCGTTCCAATAAAAAAATTAGCACGGAAACTTCAGAAGCTGTCGCCCCAGGCGGTAAGGCTCCCAAACCTGTAAGTGGTACAGCTGCTCAAGCGTACATAGACGGTGGAAAACATGCTGCTAATGTGTCTATGGGGCGTGAAGGTAAACACAACGTAATAAAATCACCAAATTCAAAAAAGCATGTTCATGTGTTTACATATGAAGAGTTTGAAGAGTTGATGGATCAGTTTCTTGACGAAGCTGTGCTTACTCCTCAACAACGCCGTGTCAAAGCGATGCAGTTTAAACGTGTGCGGGCAAAAATTGAACTTGGTCAAAAAAGAGCTAAGACTCGCTTTGCTGATCCTAAACGTCTGTTAAATCGTGCTAAGGTTGCTGCTCGTAAGGTAGTGTTTAATAAATTGACCAAAGGTATGACAAAAGATGAGCTTTCATTTCAGCGTAGACAAGAAATTGAAAAGCGTATGGATACCCCAGGAATGAAAATTAGAATTCAACGCTTAGCAATAAAAATGATTCCTAAAGAACGCCAAGCAGAAATTCAACGTCATGCACAAGCGGCCGCATCCAACAAATGATCAATAGATTTAGTCAGTTTTTAGTTGAAGAAGACAAGTCGGTTTATTTTACCTTTGGTAGAATGAACCCACCCACTATTGGTCATGGTAAACTGCTAGATGCACTTGCGTCTAAGGCTGGTCGAAATCCATATAAGGTCTTTATGTCGCAGTCTCAAGATGCTGCTAAAAATCCTTTGTCATATTCAGATAAAATTAAACACGTTCGTAAAATGTTTCCCAAGCAAGCTCGCAATATCATGGTTGACAAAAATGTAAGAACAGCAATTGAATCTGTTGTTGTATTATATAACCAAGGTTTTCGTAAGATTGTAATGGTTGTTGGTCAAGATAGAATACTTGAATTTGAAACATTATTGAAAAAGTATAATGGCAAAGACGCAAGACATGGTTTCTATAACTTTGCTGACATCAAAATAGTCTCTGCGGGTGAACGTGATCCTGATGCAGAAGGTGTTGAGGGTGCAAGTGCATCCAAACAACGTGCCTTTGCTAAAGAGAATGATTTTATTAAATTCTCTCAAGGTGTACCATCAAACGTTTCAAATGCTGATGCGCGTAAATTGTTTAACGATGTTCGTAAGGGAATGGGTCTTTCAGAAGAAACTGGATTTAAAAACCACATTCAATTATCTCCAATTAGTGAAACCCGTGAACAGTATGTTAAAGGTCAATTGTTTAATATTGGCGATCAAGTAATCATTAAAGAATCTGATGAGGTTGGAACTGTCACTGTGCTCGGATCCAATTATTTAATTGTTGAAACCACTGATGGAAAAAGACTACGTAAGTGGTTAGATGCAATTGAGTTAGTTGAAAAGACTGATCGTTGGTACAAAAATCAACCAGAGTGGGGTACACCCGAAGCTGCTAAGAAAGCTAAGAAGATTACTCCCAATCAATCTGGCGTAAAAGAAGAATCAAATGGATTGTGGTTCAATATCCAGCAACGCCGCAAAAAAGGATTGCCGAGTGCAAAACCTAGCGACAAGAATTATCCAAAAACTTTGGATATCGAAAAGGATGGCAAATGAAATCGTTTTTTGAACTTAGAGAAGAAAAAACTCAAGTTACTGTCGGTGACTACACAACTAAGCACTTTGATATGTGTCCATCAGCCGTTAAGTTGTATAGCAAGATTAAAAACATGACTGTGATGGTTCACCTTATCGTAGAAAACATGATGCTTCACGATGTGTTTTTTAGATTAGAAAAGCAAGCTGTAGCTCAAGGCGCGATTGATGAAGATGATTTAGAAAAAGCTCAAGAGTATGCCGATTTAATTATGGACAATGCTAGACAAATGGATCTTGAAAAAGAACACTCATATATTGAGGATGTCCATATGCCAAAGTTTGATAAGTTAGCTGGTGTAACTGGCGATGAAGAAGATATGAACGAGAAAACACTCACACCCGCTGAGTTAAAGAAACGCGAAGAGATTGCTAAGTCAATTGAACGCGACAGTCCTAATATGCCAATGGGTAAAAAAATGGCAATTGCTACAGCAACCGCTAAGAGAGTTGCTGAGGCCAAAGATCCAGGTGAGTATGACTACGAAGGCGACATGGCAAAAAACAATTTAAGAACAATTTGTCGTGCTTCTGGTGAAATGATTGATATGTTAGATGAGAATACAAATCTTCCTGAATGGGTGCAATCAAAGATTACTCTTGCTGAGGATTACATTTCTTCAGCTTATAACTACATGATGAGTGAATCTGAAGAGATAGATGAATCTGCTGATGCTGGATTAGCGGCAAAAGCCAGTAAATCTGGTATATCAATCGATACACTGCGCAAGGTGTATCGTCGTGGTGTAGCTGCATGGAACTCAGGTCATAGACCAGGGACTACTCCACAACAATGGGGTATGGCTCGTGTGAACTCCTACATTGGTAAAGGTTCTGGAACCTATCATGGCGCGGATAAGGATCTTCACGAAGGTGATACGAGTAGTCTTCCAAGAGTATCAAAAGATAAAGAGTCTGGTCTACCAAAGAAATATGTTGCTGGTCTTTCTACTTCAACAGCAAAAGCTAGAGCAGCACACTTTAATAAGATGGATAAAAAAAGCGATAGAGATCCATCAGCATATGAACCAGCCCCTGGAGATGCAAACGCAAAAACTAAACCAAGCAAACATACACTAAAGTATCGTGCGATGTTTGGTGAAGACATGGATCAAGAAATCTATGAAGCCTGCTGGGATACTCATAAGCAAGTTGGCCTGAAGAAAAAGGGCAACCGCATGGTTCCTGATTGTGTACCAAAGAATGAATCTGTGAACCCTGCTCAACAAGCAGCAATTGCTATTGCTATGAAAAAAGCTGGTAAAAAACCAATGAATGCAGTGGTCGAAGAGTCAATATCTACTGATAAGTTAAAGGTGCTTGCACGTGCTGGATTGGTTGATCAAAAAAATGTTGAAAGACTTATAGCAGCATTTAAGATGTTGGAAGCTGGCAAGGTTTTAAACCAACAACAGAAAGATCTGATCCTTTCATCGTATGGTGAGTTGGCTAGTATTGTTACTGGCGATTCTCAAACGTTTCAAAAGGCTAAGAAAGCTGTTGCAGAATCTGTGTTTAGAGAAAAGTGAGAATAAAATGAGAGTTTTACGGTTTAATCAATTTATAGAAGAAGGCGTTAATGATCCTTCTATTTTCAAAGCGGTGTTCCTTGCTGGCGGTCCTGGGTCAGGTAAGTCTTTTATCGTTGGTAAAACTGCTCTTACGGCACTTGGTTTTAAAGTAATTAATTCTGATATTTCTTTTGAGAATGCTCTAAGAAAGGTTGGATTGAAACCAATTCCTCAAAATATATTCTCTCCTTTAGGTCAAGAATTACGTGGTAAAGCTAAGAACATTACTGCCAAACAACAACAACTTGCAATCAATGGTCGCCTTGGTTTGGTGATTGACGGTACAGGTAAAGATTACGAAAAGATTAACAAACAAGCTGACATGCTTCGTAACATTGGATATGATATCGCGATGATATTTGTCAATACGGATCTTGACACTGCGTTAGTACGTAATAGAATGAGAGATAGATCTCTACCTGATGCTGAAGTAGAAAGTATGTGGAAAGATGTTCAAAAGAACATTGGTAAGTTCCAAAACTTCTTCCGTCAAAAAATGTTCATCGTAGATAACTCTGCGGGATCTAACTACGAAGGCGCGGTACTCTCTACTTACAAAAAAATATCCGCTTGGTCTAAAATGAAACCAGATTCTTCGGCTGCGAGTGAATGGATAAAGTCTCAACGTAAAGTCAACGAAGAACTTATGCTTGAGGCAGATCACTGCCCTGTATTCACAGTTTCTCAAATGAAACTATTTGAGAAGTTTGTTGACCGCATGTTTAAAGAGTTCAATGTAAATTTTGAATTCACAAAACATTTCCATGAACGTATGTCTGATGACCGTAATGAACCTTGCATCGATCTGAAAGAACTCGCTTCTATGATACAGAAGATATATAAGAAGTATCAAAAGGGTGAGAAATCTTTGAACAATTTTGTAAATACGGAAGCTGTTATTAAAGATATACAAACAGATCTTAACATGCCTATAGTTGTTGAATACAACCGTAAGAATGATGAATTGGTCGTTACATCAAAAACTATCATGAGAAAAAAGAATTTCCGTACACCCAACTCGGAGTTAAGAGTATGATATCTTTCAAATCATTTACAGAAGCAACATACCAAGGTCGTGAAGTTCCTCTTAATAAACCATCAGCTGGTGATGTTAAGAAGTCTAAGGTATTTGTTGATCTAGATGGTGATGGTAAGGCGACAAAGGTTAACTTCGGTGATCCAAATATGACTATCAAGAAAGAAATTCCCGCGCGTAGACGTTCTTTTAGAGCTCGACATAATTGCGACACCCCAGGTCCAAAAGACAAGGCGCGCTATTGGTCGTGTAAAGCTTGGTAATTTAAATAGATAAATAACAATAATAAATTCTATGGGAAACTCGATGGCTACTACAAACGAAACAAGACTTAACCGAATTGAGGACAAGATTGACAAACTGACCGATGCGATGGTATTAATCGCGCGAACAGAGGAGAAGTTGATCTCAATGGAGCAGAAGTATGCTGCTCAGTATGAACGCATGAATCGTTTCTCTCAGAAACTAGATGATATAGAAAAATTAGTAGAAACCAACAATTATACTGTTATGTTAATTAACAAGATTGTTGGAGCAACCGTCATCGCAGCAATCGGTGCGTGGGCAACCCAATACTTCATGTAAGGAAAATAAAATGAAGACACAAGACATTAGAAATATGGGGCTTGCTTATGTACAGGTCTTAGAAGCTGGAAAAGTAAACAAGCATGGTCACGATCATGTTGGTAAAGAAGATGGTGACGTCAACAACGATAAGAAGGTTGACGGCACTGATAAGTATCTGTTGAATCGTCGTAAGGCGATCTCTGCCAATATACAAAAAGAAGAAATGGAAAGTGATTATGAAGAGACAAAAAAGAAGACTATGAAAGCATTTCCAAATGTTAAACATTTTACAAAGTCTGGTCATCCAGATTGGAAAAAGCACGGTATAACAAATATTCCAACTACCGAATCAGTTGAAGTTGACGAGGCTCTGACAGGCAACCAGCATAAGATTGATGCCAACAAGAATGGCAAGGTTGACGCCCACGATTTTAAACTTCTTCGTCGTAAAAAGACTCAGACAGAAGAAGTTGAAGTTGTTTCAGAAGTAAATATCATTCACAATGGTAAAAAGTTCAAAAACGTTAAGCGTTTTGACAACGACAAAGAAGCAAACAACTTCATTGAAAAAAACCCAAGTCATGGTGTTCTTCATGCTGACAAAGGTGGTGTTTATGTTGCACACAATACGAACAAAGGTGTTAAACATACATACACTGCACACAACGAAGAATTTGAAAATCTAGACGAGGGTCGTGCGTCACAAGCACATCCATTAACGGGTCATGATTATCATAAGAAAAGCAATGATCAATTGGAATACATTCGTAAAGACGCTCATGCAGCGGCTGAAGCGATGAAAGACCACAACACAACTGCTGAGAACAAATATCGTGATCAAGCAAGTGATGCCTCAACTGTTCTCCATTTCCGTAAAACCAGTGGCACACCAGATTGGTACAAGAAGAAATACGGGCACATGAAAGAGTCTTTCAATCTTGACGAAATCTCTCGTGATCTTGCCACAAGATCCGCCCAAGGGTTTGCTGACAAGGCCGATGCCGCGCACGATAAGAAAGACTTTGCTGGTTTCAGAAAAGGTGAAGCTGCGCGAAAAATGGCTATTGCCAAAGTCCAAGGTCGTGCTAAAGTTTCTGCGGTTGCAAGACGAGTTGAAGAAGTTGAACTATTTGACGAAGAAGCCGACCTAACAAAGATCGACACAAAGACACTTCAATCAATGGTTCAACTGCACAAGCACATGGGCCAAAAAAACCCAGCATCAAAGACTGCGGCAGATCGTGGTGAAGCAGAACTGAAAAGCAGAATGAAAAAAGAAGAAGTTGAGTCACTTGACGAATTGTCGCCACAAACTCTCGGTTCTTACGCTTCAAAAGCTACAAAAGATGCTAGCGCCAATCTGAAAAAAATTACTGGATCAACAGACCGATCCACAGCTCGCCCACTCATCACGCGTGCTAACAAGCGTGAAACAGGTGCTGACATGGCAATCGACAAAATACGAGGCAATTATAACGTAAAAGTTCATGCAAAAGAAGAAGTTGAAGGTCTTGACGAATTGTCAAAGAATACTGTTCGTAGCTATTATAACAAAGCTGGCGAACAAGGTAGTAAGATTGCGGGCAATATAAAGGTCGGCGGTGGTGATTGGTCTAAGGATGGCGAAAACACCAAAACTCTTGCCAAGAGAGCCGCTGGCCGTGCAATGGCACTGAAGCGCCGTAGTGGTGAAGTAAAAATGTCAGAAGAAGTTGAAGTTAATGAAGCAACCAAATCCAAGAATATGATCCATATTGGTCACGGTGATTCTTATATGGATGAACCTTGGTCACACGCTGTATACATCAATGGTAAAAAGGTTGTTGATCACAACAAACCTGGAGATTTTGGTATGGACGGCAAAGTGTTTAAATCTGTTGATGGATACATAAAAGCACTTTCTAAAAAGCATAATGTTGATCCAAACTCTTTCGATCTGTACACACTTAATGATAAAACTGGAAAACCTGAGTCGCAACCATATGTTTCTAGACATAAACCAAGAAACCTACCAAGTATTGGGGAAGGTAATGATATGGACGAAGCAAAAGAAGTTCCAAAAAAGACAATAACAAGTAAGCAAATTAAAAATGCTTTAGCATCAGCAAAAGCACGAGCTAAGCCAAAAGGCGAAGTTTCTCTTGCTAAGACACCTTGGAAAGAGTCAAATGAGTGGTCAGTTTTCTCGCGTATTCAAGAGAAATTGAAACTACCATCATACAAAGTCGCAGGTATCGGTGATGATCCTCATGAAGTTAATGTTGTATACGCAAATGATGACAAACATACAAAGGGCGCAACAGAACCTGAGAAAATAGATTCAAAAGCATCTAAAGGTGAAAAAGACTTTATTGCAGCGCATGGTGGATTAAAGGGTAATGAATCAGATATCGATGTGCACAAATACATTGCTAAAAACTCTGTTGCTCATACATCAGGTGTGAAGGTTGCACCACCACGTCCTGGTGATTCGAAGATTGGCGATAAGAACATTATCAAATCAAAGAGCTAATCATTACAGTATGGCACACTGCTAATAACTGCAGCTTTATTATACAGTGTTTTTCAGAAAAGTCAATATGAAAAATTTTAAATTAACAGAAGAAAATCTCTTGATATATGCTGCGAAGAACTATTATAATCCAAAGTATATCAATGCTGAAGAGTTTTATGAGGATTTGAAAAGGTTTAAATATATCAAGAGACTTCTAAATAGATACGATGAGACGGGTAAGTTATCGGAACGATTAATTCTTAATCATTTAATTGTTGTCTTTAATGTGTTTGGAATTGAATCCGCCTTAAAGATTCTTGAGTTTAAACTTGAGAATAAATACTGGCCTCAAATTAAACCATTTTTGATCTTTTTGAAATATATTCGCAATGATCAATACACTAACATAACAATGGACCCCATTGTAGTAAACAAACTGAGAAATATTTAATGGGCATTTTTAAGACCACTGGCGATTTAATCTATACGTTTAGATTTCTCAGACTTCTCACTATGAAGTTTGAGGACACTGAAACGTATAAGGCTGGTATTATTGATGCTAACGGTTATAGAATTAAGTCTTTTGACATGACGCTTAGTGTTAATAGAAAAAATTATGCAGAGTATTACACACCGTTTCATCGTCTCGTATTTAACATTAAGAAGCTGATGGCTAAGGTTCCAGGCGGCGGGTCACGTTTGGCTACGTATGCTGCTGCGTTGTATCTAATGAAAGAGAAGTTTGACGTATCTGATAAACACATTCAGCAATCGCTAAAAGAAGTTGGTCTTGATTCGACCGATTTCATGCTTGAACAATCTCAGTGGTTTGTTCTTAACGATGGTCGTTTGTCTCCGGGATCTTACAAACTTGCAAACGACAAAGTTGTTAATTCAACTTGTGAAGATGTTGTCAAAGCGAAAGATACAGTTCACGTAGAAGATAAATGCTACCCAGTTGGATCAATCTTTGGATTGAACATCTATGAGGCAATACATACTAGATCAAAGCAAACAATATACGTCACTTCAGCGGAGTTACTAGTATGAAGTCAGTAGATGAGGAAGTCCCAGCAACATCGATCTCTAACGGATCTATTGACACTACTCCAGGAATTAAACAAACTGTAGTGGTTGATAAAAGATATAGTGCAAAGAAGCCACCAGTGTATTTGAAGAAATTTCGCAAGTTTATTGAGAAAGATTAATGTTTAAGATCTACGCCATCCTCGCTATTGTAGGTATCGTCGCTACTGTGGGAACTGGCGCATTTGTTTATGTGTCAAGTTTACAAGAACGTGTAGCAACTCTACAAGCAAACAATGCTAAACTTGAAGGTGCAGTTCGTACTCAACAAGAGACGATCAAACGTGCCACAGAAGATGCTAAACACTTTGAGCAACTAAATACACAACTGTCTGCAGACCTTAAAGCTGCAGAAGCTGGAGTAGATCAATTGAGATCAACACTCGCAAACCATGATTTAACCAGACTTACTCTTGCAAAACCTGGGTTGATACAAACGAGGATTAATAATGCGACGAATGAATTGTTCAAACAACTTAACACTGACACAGCTATTGCTCCCCCTATCGAGTCTGTTCCTGCTCAGTAGTTGTGGGTTAATGGCCAAACCGCCAGAACCACAAGTTGTTATTCAAACTGAATACATTTCGCGAACAATTCCCCTTCAAGGGCAC